ACCATGCACACCAGACGGATTGTATGTGTGTAGGCAGTTATCAAGATCATTAGTTAAAGTAAATGTAACACTTATATTCTCACCATCACAGGCAATACTTGCTGCTAAGGCAGGAGCAACATATGTCTCACCATTTGTAGGAAGAGTTGATGATAACTCATATGGTGGTCTATGTCTTATAAAAGATATTGCAGACACATATGCCAAGCAGAACTGGAAGAGAACTGAAATACTAGGTGCTTCTATCAGAGGTGTAAGAGATGTTGGTAGAGCGTTTGAATATGGTGCTCATATATGTACTATACCACCTAAAGTATTTGAGGGTATGTACAATCATATCTTGACAGATAAAGGATTACAATTATTTGATGCAGATTGGAGAGCTGTGAATGATAATATCACGCAAGTCAACTAGAGATTTCTCTGGTGTAGATAGATATAAAAATTTACTAGAGAAAAAATATTCTGCCAAACCAGGTCAGACAGTTGTAAACAATCTTACGGGTGAAGACCACATATCTTTATTCCTAGCTTGTGCTGAACTTGGTTTGGTTACTATTATATCTGAGATATCTTCCTTCTCAGAGAAATTATTTTATGAGAAGAAATATAACATACCTTTCTTTGTACCAGAGAGAGTTAATCTTATAGGAGTAGTTGACTATTGCTTTGGTGATGATTCAATCTACTCAAATTTATCAGAACATGTAGTAGATGAAACTGATTGGACTGATGATGAACCTAACGATAAAATTTTAGCATCACCTAGTAGTATTTTGATTAGATTTACTACTGACTCTAAAATAATAGAACATACTCATGAGTATATGTTTTCCTTAGGTCAAAGGAACTCTAAATTATTAGAGGGTAATGTTCAAGTAGAAAAAGATATATTTTTTATGCTTGCAGCATTGATATCTGATGTCAATATACAGTATGAATACGATGTTACTACTGATATTATTGAGTCTACTGTTCTAAGAAAATGGATTGGTAATGTGGAGATAGGCACTCCTATTTTTATAAGGGATAAGAATAATAAATTAGTTGAGGTTGATGACTATTATGGTGTTGATATTATTGATGATAGACCTTACATGCTAGTGCCAGTTTATGATGTGGTTGGTGTTATGGATGAAAAGTATGAGCAATTGGATGATGGTAGTTATAAGTGTGTGGGTAAATTTGATAAAGTGATAATAAATAACCATGAGTTATACTTAGAACATTTAAATCGAATTGCGAATGAGTACGTAAGAGATTGTACTTTAGTCTATGATTCTGTATATGAAAAAGTATATCTAGCAGTGTGGGAGGATCAAGAAGATCTCCATCACAAAGTAATGAAACTTTACTATCAGTTTGAAGATAGATTTGACATATCAAGATTTGCATTGTTAGATTATGATTTATTTTCAGTCAACAATATTATAGATCAAGAAGCAATTAGAGATTATTTCAGGAACAAATAATGGAATGGAATTTACGCTGCAGATGTGGCGAACGGTACAAGTCGTCTAGTCAGGTTCAGACTTGTAAGAAATGTAAGGCAAAAATTTACCCTGTGCCTGAGTGGCTTACACCAGAGGACAGAACTTTTCAAGAACAAAGGAGCAATAGAAAGGTACGTAAGCTTGACTTTGAGGTACGTTGATCTTATAATATAAAGTGTCACTTACAAAGAAAAATGGCAAGGGGTCAGTTTCTAGCACAATTCAAAAACAATACACATGAACTTATAGCAGCAGTGGAGGGTAGTAGTGATCTGGAATATGATCACCCTGAACTGTACAAAAAAATCTATGAGTATTACAAAGGAAGAGAAGTTTATCTTTACAATGATAAAGAAAAAGATTATAATATAATTATAGATGAAGTGGAGTATGATCTTATGAATGCAGGGGTGATGGCATGAGCATAAAACGAGACCGTCCTTGGGGATGGTACAAGTGCATCTGTAGAGGTGAGAACTATGCGGTCAAAAAGATTTGGGTAGCACCTAATCAAAGACTATCATTACAGTATCACAACCTACGTGCAGAGCACTGGACTGTGGTAAAGGGTAGTGGCATGGTTACACAAGGTACTCTTGAGAGACAGTGTAAACCAGGTGATACCTTTGACATAGGTATAGAACAAACACATCGCCTAGCAGGTGGTAAGGATGGTGTACTTATTATTGAAGTACAACGTGGTACATGTAAGGAAGATGATATTATAAGACTTGAGGATGACTATGGTAGAGTCCAACCAACTAATATATACGCTACAATCAATGAGTTTGGTACAGAATGACTTACATTGTTACTGGTGGTGCAGGTTTTATAGGGAGTAACTTTCTACACTATATCAAAAGTAAATGGGAAGAAGAGATTGTTGTATTAGATAATCTATCTTATGCTGCTGACCTTGAGTTTATACCCAAGGACAAGCAGTTTACCTTTGAGTGGTGTGATATATCTAATGAAGATCAGGTCAACTATCTTTTCAAAAAATATAAACCAACTAAAGTATTTCACTTTGCTGCTGAGAGTCATGTTGATCGTTCTATAAAGAACTATCGACCATTCTTAGAATCAAATATTATAGGAACTATCAACCTACTCAATGCTAGTATGGATGTACAGAAGTTCCATCACATTTCTACTGATGAAGTGTACGGATCACTAGAGTATGATAGTGCAAATCTATTCACAGAGGACACACCATACGATCCTAGAAATCCATACTCTGCAACTAAAGCAGGGTCAGATCATTGTGTGACAGCATGGCATAACACTTATGGCATTCCTTATCTTATTACTAATTGTTCAAACAATTATGGTCCACACCAGCACATCGAAAAACTCATACCGTTAGTGATAACAAATGCATTGAAGGATGAGGTAACATATATGCATGGTGGTGGACATCAGATAAGAGATTGGTTACATGTGCATGATCATTGCAGAGCATTGGTAATGCTAGATGATGCAGAGATAGTAAATGAGAAGTATAATATAGGTGGTTCTTGTGAGGTCAGGAATCTTGATGTGACTAAGATGATCTTGTCACATATGAATAAACCTAATGATCTTATTGGTATATCACATGATAGACCAGGTATAGACAAGAGATATGGTATGGATCATTCTAAGATCACTGCTGACTTAGGATGGCAACCTAACATATCTTTTGACTGGGGTCTTAGAAATACAGTTGAATGGTATCTAGATAGACTAACATGATTTCTCTTTATGGACCAGGTTTTATTGGTAGAAATTTCTATCACATGTATGAACCTGAGGTTGAGATTGTAAACAAGGATGATCGTAAACCTAAAAGCGATGATATCTTGTATACGATATCTACTGTGGACAATTACAATGTCCATGATAATATAACACTTGACGTTGACACTAATTTACATGTCCTTTGCGAGGTTCTTGACCACTGCAGGTCAGAAGACATTACCTTTAACTTCCTTTCCTCTTGGTTTGTCTACGGAAAAGGAACACTTCCAGCAAGAGAAGACGCTCACTGCGATCCACAAGGATTCTATTCGATCACAAAACTTTGTGCTGAGAATCTTATCAAGTCTTTTGCTCAAACCACTGGCATGAAGTATAGGATCCTAAGACTATGTAATGTTATGGGACCAAGTGATAGAAAAGCAAACCGTAAGAAGAATGCTATACAGTGGATGATTAATGAGTTGAAGGCAGACAGAGATGTCAAGATGTATGATAACGGATCACATTGTCGTGATATAATGCATGTAGATGATGTCTGTCGTGCCATCAAACTTGTTATGGATGCTGGAAACTACAACGAAACATATAACATTGGGTCTGGTAAACCCACAAGTGTTAGTGAGATTATGACGTTGGCAAAGATGTTCACTAGATCAAGAGGTGAATTACTAAACATGGAACCACCAGAGTTTCATAAGAATGTTCAGACACAGAACTTCTGGTTAGATACTAGTAAACTTACATTGCTTGGGTTTACACAACACATCACTAATGAATTTTTAGTCAAAGATCTATGTATAACCTAAAGGATCAAGTTTCTAATTTTGTATTTCAGTTACAGAATACAGGTAGCTATGACATCATGCCATATTTACCTAACAAAAATTGGAAACCTGGCGATCCAATATATTATTCTGGTCCTTACTGGGATGATCAAGAGGTAACTGCTGCTATTACTACCTTGTTAGGTGGTAAGTGGTTACCTGCTGGTGAAGAGGTCAATAAGTTTGAACGTGCATTT